TAATAGGTATTCTTGTCATACCACCTACCATAATAATTTCATCAATTTCAGATTTTTCAATATTACATATATCTAAAATATCATTTAATGGTTTTATTGAAAAATTAATTAAATCCTGACATATTTCATTAAATTTTTCTCTAGTAATTTCTATTACTAAATCCTCTTTATTATAAAAATTATTTATTCTTATTTTTGCTAATAAATTTTCAGTTAGAGTTATTTTAGCCTGTTCTGCTAAGAATTTTAATTTTTGTAAATTTTCTTCTTTAATATTATTCATAAAATTATCTATTGTATTTTCTTCTTCTTTTTTTATAAATAATTTAGTCTCTATAAATTTTTTTATACAGTATTCCATTATAACTCTATCAAAATCAGAACCCCCTAAATTTGAATTACCACATGAACCTAAAACTTCAAATACACCTTCTGAAATATTTAATAAACTAATATCTAATGTTCCACCTCCAAAATCATATACAAGTACATTCGTATTTTTAGTCATATTCTTACCTAAACCATAACATAATGCTGCTGCTGTAGGTTCATTTATTAATCTAAGCACATTTAAATTTGCCATTTCAGCACACTTTTTTATTATTTCTCTTTGATTTTTATTAAAATAAGCAGGCACAGAAATAACAGCATCTTTAATATTTATTTGTATATCTTTGTTATCAGTATCAAATTTTTTAGATAAATATATTTCAGATTTATGTTTAAAAGACATGAATAATTGTGTGGCAATTTCTTCTGGATAAAAGTAACTATCATTGGTTTCATTATAAATTTTAACATAATCATTTTCATCACTTACTAAATTATAAGCAAGCATTTCTAACATTTCTTTATTTAATTCACTATACTTTTTACCTAATAATTTTTTTATTTCATAAACAAGAAATATAGATTTATTTTCTGTATTATTAATATTAGTTTTTTCAAAAATATTTTTTCTTAAATAGGCTTCTTTTCCAATAATTTTTTTTTTATCATTAATTTCAATAACAGAAGCAATAGTATTTGAACCATCAATATCAGGAATAATAATATTTTTATTATTATGCCATACAGATAAACATGAGTTAGTTGTACCAAAATCTATACCTAAACATAAATTTAAATTATTCATTATTCATTATTTATAGTATATATTTTTAAACAATTTTAAATTTTATTTATTTAAATTTTAAAGTAGAAAAATATATAAAAGAATATTAAATTAAATGACTGGAGGATTAATACAAATAGTAAGTTTTGGTAATCAAGATATAATGTTGAATGGTAATCCTGAAATAACCTTCTTTACTACAATATATAGAAGATACACAAATTTTGGTAAAAATTTTATATTAACAAGTTTTGACAATGAAGTTGGATTTAATAGAACATCAACCCAAATAATACAACATAATGGTGATTTATTAAGTAAAATAATATTAAGAATAAAACTACCTAATTTTAGTCTTAAGGATTTTATAATACTAGTTGAAACAGAGTTAAATATTGAGAATAATATCACAATTCAAGAAGATATATTATTATTAATAAGTTATTCTGAATATATTGTAAAATTTCTAAATAAATTAAGATATTATAGTAATTTATTTTTTTCTGAAAACTATCCTAAAACATATATAACTTATATTAAAGATTATAATAAGATTATTCAAGATAATTTTACTACAGATGAATTTAATTATTATTTTACAATAATTAACTATATTTATTCAAACAATAATGATATTAATACTAATTTCTTTAAAAATAATGTAGATTATTATAAAAATGCATCTATGTATGCTATTGAAGACGGTGAATTAATATTTTTATATGGTGATTATACTTATATTCAATTAAGTTTTGAAGGTTTTAAATTTACAGTTTATGATAATATAAATACAATTGAAAAAGTAAATATTCAAGTTTATAATTTAATTAAAAATTATGTAAATAATAATTACAGTATTAAAGGTGCTTGGGTTGATAAGATTGCTATTTATCTTTTTGAAAGTATTGAAATTTATATTGGTAGTAATTTAATAACTAGATTAAGTGATAATTATAATAATATTTATGGTGAATTAGCTTATCAAAATAAAGATGTTTATAATGAACTAATTGGAAATATAGATTCATTAATTACACCATCAATTGAAAATAAATTAAATATAATTTTATATTTGCCACTTCCTTTTTGGTTTAGTAGTAGTTATGGTTTATCTTTTCCTCTAGTATCATTACAATATAATGATATGCAGTTAAAAATAAAAACTAAAAAATTATCACAATTATTTTATTTAACTATAGATGGAACAATAAATAAAAATTTAAATACAAGAATTATAGAAAAGTTTTTAGAAGAACAAGAAAATATATTTACAAATAATTTAGAAATAACAACATTACTTGAATATATTTATTTAGATGCTATAGAAAGGAAAAAATTTGCTCAAACAGGACATGAATATTTAATTACTCAACAACAATATGTATCTTATAAAGATGTAGTCCAAAATACTTCATCGTTTGAAATTAATTTTTTTCATTGTTGTAAAGATTTATATTGGTTCTTAACCACTAATTATAACTATTTTGATATTATTAATAAAAAGATGTATGACAGATATTATATAAAATTACCTCTTAATTATTCTTATAATAATAATTATTATATTGATTATCTTAATTTTTTATATAATGATTTAAATAGATTTGATTTAGTTGATTATTTTAACATTATCATAAATATTAATAATCAATTTGAAAATAATATATTTGATTTTGATAATGTTAATAAAGATATATCTATACTATTTAATAAAAATAAATTACTCTATAATCCTATTAATTACTCAATATTAAGATTAAATGGTGTTTCTTTAGCATCATATACATCAGAATATTTTAATTATATACAACCATATAGTTATTATAATTGTAATCCATCTGTAGGTGTTAATGTTTATTCATTTTCATTAAATCCGTTAGAAGTTCAACCTTCAGGATCGTGTAATTTTAGTAGAATTCCAAAAATATCCTTAGAAGTTAATTTATTAAAAAATATAAATGATTTTATTCTTAATAATGAATTAAATTTAGAAATTATAGGAACTAATTATAATATTTTAAGAATAATTGGAGGTATAGCAGGTTTAGCATATACTTATTAAATTTTAATATTTTAGTATAAATATATATTTATTTTAATTATTAATTATAATTAAAATAAATGCCAAGTGGTTTTATTCAGTTATTATCAGTTGGATCAGAATATGAATATTTAAATAAAGATCCTCATATATCATTTTTTAATGCTGTTTATAGAAGATATTCAAATTTTTACATGACAACTGTACAATTATATAATAAGGAATTTAGTAATATTAAAGATATTAATTACAGTTTAAATAATTATCAAACATTTTTAATACCATCAAGTGGTGATTTATTAACAAATACACTTGTTAAATTAAGTTATAATGATAAAAATTATTTAGAAATATTAAAATCTTATGTTGATCAGATAGATACAAAAACTTTTAATATATTTTCATTTTATGATAATTATAATATATTAAAAAATAAATATTGTAAAGTTGAGATAAAAGATATTGAAATTATAAAAATTAATTTTATTAATAATAAACAGAATTCTACTTCTTATAATTATAATAATAAAAATATATATGATGATAATTATTTAACAATATGGACTTCTAATACAAATAAAAATAAGGAAGTAATATTAAATTTTATAAAATTTAATAATGATATTTTTATCCAAAAAGATATAACTAATAATTATTATAATATTTATTTAGAATATTTATATTATAGTTTTATTTATTATATTAATGTTGATGAATTAAGTAATAATCAATTATTATTTAATATAATAGATTGTATAAATTATGATAAAATTGATTATATAAGAATAGATTTAAATGAAATAACGTCTTATAAATTATATACTAAAAATAAGTTAATTTATTCAATTTTTTATAATTTAGTTTCTACTAATTATTCAACAAATACAAAAACTCAAATTAAAATATT